GTTGTCCGCCATATATTTCGCATCGGCGCGCGTCCAGAATTCCTCGGGCGTCGAAAGGACGCGATATATGCGGCCGGACTTCTCGATGTACCGCCCGGCGCTGACCGCCGGCAACATCCCCTCCATGACCTTTGCGGCGCCGCGCGCCAGAGCCGCCTGTCGTCCCGTCACCTCGACCTCGCTTTTGCCGATCTGGAACTTCAGCGGCGGGATGTTGTCCGCATCCACTCCCCGGATGCCTTGGTTGTACAGCTCCGTCAGGCCGCTCGCGATCTCCATCGCGGAGGTCGCCATCGTGGTGTTCTGCAAATGGGGAAGCGCGAACATCAGCTCCTGCGCCGTCGTGAAGCCCTTCAGCGCCAAGAGCGTCGAGGCCGGCTGCGTGGCGCGAATCCAGTTCTTCGAGTAGTAGTTGCCGAGCAGATTCTCCAGCTGCGGGTCGATCCAGTAGTCGCCGTGCTCGACAGCCTCCTGCGGGAATCGCTGCGCCGCCTTGATCGAATCTGCAAACCGGGTCAGCTGCGGATGCTCCCAAGGCTCGAAGCCGGCCGGGGGCGCCTCGCCCCTCTGGACCTTCACGATCCCCTTCTTCTCGAAGGCAGAGAGCATGGATTCGCCCAGCCCAATGAACCGGGCCTTGGAGGCGATCCCGAGCTTCAGCATCTCCGCGGCGTCCCACGTCCGCGGGATATAGCCCATGTCGATCAACGTCTGCATGGGCAGGCCGCTCGCCTGCTTGAAGAATCCCTGATCTCCGCCGGGCTTGCGCGTCTCCACATCGGGCTTGAACTTCTCGTACATCCCGACCTCGGGAGCGCCGCCCGTCCAGCGACCGTCCCAGATGGCCCGGAAGTAGCCCTCGGCCTCCGGATCGTCTGCGTATTCGCCGGGGCTGCCGCGATAGGCCAGCTCCTTAACCGCGTCCGCCCGCTCGTGGTAGCTGTCCATCACGGACTTGTAGAACTTGGCGATCTCCTGCAGCTCCGGCGTGGGCTGGTCGATGTTCGCCTTCATGCGGTCGATGAACGCGACGTTCTCCTGCGACGAGAGCCCGCGGAACTTCGCGCGCGCCGCCTTCAGGATCGCGTTGTGCGCCATCAGGAACTCGGCCTGCAGCTCGGGACCGCGGGCCTTGCCCATCGTGTCCATGACCTTGTCCGAGACGCCGACCGTGGGCGCCACCATGTCGCGCAGATCCGACAGCCGCTCGCCAAGCTGCTTGACGAACTCCGGCTTGTAATCGACGGCGCCCGCCGGCGTCTCCGCCCACTCCGAGAAGCCCGGCAGATGCTTCTCCGCGAGCACCATGTCCCGAGGCGGCTCCTGCCCGAACATGAAGCCAGCCGCCGTCGTGCTCTGGTCGCCCTCGGGCGGCGGCGGGTTGGCGCCGGCCTTCTCGCCGGCGTGCTCCATCTCATGCACGATCGCGGTAGCCGGGGCGTCCACGGGGACGGAGATCTGGTCGCCCTCCGTCTGGCTGACCGCCAGCTTGGGATCGACCGTCACGTCCGGCCGTGGGATGCCCTTGGCGTCCGCGAGCACGTTGGCGATGGACTGCGGGTCCTCCGGATCGGCTCCCATCCGGACCAGCTTCTCCTTGACGCCCTGCTCCAAGGTCGGGTCCACGGGCTTGTTCGGGACCACCTCGTCCCCGGCCGGGCTGACGACAAGGCCGGTTTGCTTCTCCCGCTGGGCTCGTAGCGCCGCCTCTACCTGATCCGCCATCGTCCCGCTGGGCGGCCGCGTCTTGTTCAGCTCCTCCTCGGAGAGCCCGAAGGGAGACCAATCCGGACCGCCCTGCAGCGGATCTTGGACCGCCTTCTGCTCATCCACGGAAGCGATGCCCTGCTGCATCCGCTGGGCAATCTCCTGCGTGGCAGTCTGCACCTCGATCTTCGTCTTCAGGGCATCGGAGGCACCCGGCGGGATGGCGAGCTTCGCCTTGACGGCCGCCTGACTCGGGACATCCACGGTCGGCTCGACCGGCTTGGGCGGCGGAGGTTTGGGCTCGTCTCCGAGCTTGGCGTGCTTCGCGGCCGCAATCGCGGCAATCGATGTCAGACCCAGCTGTGTCGCCAGCTGAGAAGCGTCCCCCCATTGCCCGGCCACCAGAAGCTCCACCAGCTGCGGCGATTGCCGGTAGACGCTGGAGAGCATGTCGGAAGAAAAGACGGTGGCAGCCAGCCTCCCAACGATCTTCGGCGCCATGCCGATGCCAGCGCCCAACGCCAGATTTGATGGCGACGAGAAGGCGGATGCGGTGTTCTGGATGCCGCCCAAGGCTCCGCCGGCGACCTGCCCGTAGGTGTTCCGGAGGGTCCGTTCGGTCTGGGGCGTCGTGGTCGGCAGAAGCCCGCTCGTCAGCGCCGCGGCCACGTTGATCGGCTCGCGCGGGTCCCCGATACCTCCGAGCTGGCTCGCGACCTCCTCGCGCTTGGGCGGGGCGCTCCCGATCAGCTGGGCAGCACGCTGCTCAGCATTGCGGACCTCGATCTGCGTGCGCAGGTCGGGCCGCGCCGTCGCTTCGGCCGCCGCCTTGGTGATGGGCAGCTGGGGGGCGGGGACGTGATCCGCCGGACCGATTACCTCGTAGTCTTCCCCAGCATGGTCCGCCGGGCCAAGGACTTCGAAGTCGTCAGAAGGGGCTGTTGGCGTCAGCGTTGGGCTGGGCAATCGGCTTCCCGTTGGCGTCGGTCTGAATGACCTCGCCCGTCTTCAGCTTGATCTTGCTGTTGGGAGGATACGCCTTGTCGGCCGTGCCCCGATCGAGGTCGGCGCGCACGCTGTCCGACATCTCCTGCAGCGTCTTGATCGCCTGCCTGTGCCTCGCCTGCTCCGCCCCTACCGAGTAGTTGGCATCTTTCTGCTGCGCGGCCATCTGAACAGCAAACTGCGCCAGCTTCGCCTTCGCGGTCACGCGTCCCGCTGCCGTCAGGCCGCCGTTGGCCGCCTTGTCGCGTTCGATCCCCTCTTTGATCCCGAGCAGAACGCGCCGCTCGCGGTCGAGCCCGGCCTGCGCCAGCGTCTTCTGGACCTGCGGATCTCGCAGCGCGTCGAGGGTTTCCGTCTGGGCGGCGATGTGGGCCTTCTTCTCGCCCTCGGTCTCCGTCTTCGCCGTCGTCAACCCGATCTGGGCTGTGACCTTTGGGCCGGCGGCCGTTCCCGCTGCCTGCAAGTATTCCTGCAGCCGCTGCTCTTCTTCCGGGCGCTCGCCGCCGCCGTAGTTCATAACGTGGAGGTTGTCCACGACGTTCTTGCGGACCTCGTTATCCGGCAGACCCTGAGTCACGTACGTCTTGGCGATCTGGTCCATCGCCTTGTTCATCGTCGTCAGCCGAGTCGCCGCCGCCTTCCGGCTCTCCGCCTGCGAGCGCACGACATTGGCCGGCGGCGTGATGCCCTGCGACGAGTAGATGGTGGATAGCCTCTCCGCCGACAGCGGCTCGTCCGGGTTCTCTGCCTGCGCAGCCGCGATCGCCTGCTTCAGCTTCTCCTGCGGGACGTTTCCGAAGATGGTCTGCGCCGTCCCATGCGAGATCCCCAGCTGCGTATCCGCGCCCTCGCCCTCGGGGTACTGAGAGAAGTCCTGCCCGTGCTTCTCTCCCAAGGTCGCCTGATTGGAGAGATCCGCCAGCGTCTGCCGCGCCGTGTTCTTGCGGTAGTTGTTGAAGGACTGGAACTGGTTGAGAATGTTGAGCGCCCCCAACGCGCCGCCCTGCGGCTGGTTGTAGACCTCTTCATGCCAGATGCCCTGATCATCGAACATGGCTTCTCCTACGTTTCGTAGGGCCCGATGTAGCTGCCGCCGCCACCACCGCCCCATCCGCCGTGGAGGAATTCTCCCATGCCGCCCTCGCCGCGCTGGCCGAGGAACCGATCAAGCGCCGGGTCGCTCTGCCGCGGCATGTTCGGCTGATTGCCGGGATCGCCGCCACGCATGTTCGTGTTGTTGCCGACGTTGACCGGGTTGGTCGCGCTGTTCTCCGCGCGCGTGGCGTTGGGGTCCCAGTTGGTGCCGCGGTTGAAGCCGGCAAACACGTCCATCCCCGGCGACGTGTCGTTGCCCATGATGCCCGGATTCCAGTACCGCTGCTGCAGGTAGTTCATCATCTTCCACGTGTCGGGCGTGTAGGCAGAATTGGAAGTCGGGCCGCCCTGCCGCAGCTCGCCGCCGGGTCCGAACATCATGCGCTGATAGTTGCCCATCGTGCGCGCTCGATTCTGCGCGGCGATCGGCCTCATGCCCCGCTGCTGCTGCGGTTGCCCCTGCTGCTGCCCCTGCCTCTGGCGCTGGGCCAGAGCCATCAGGATCATCAGGAGCGGATTGGGCTGCTGCTGCGGCATCTACGTGTAGCTGCTCGGATCGAGACCCCACGGATCGTACTGCCCGTACTGATCGCCGCCGTAGTCGCCTCCGCCGAAATAGGAATCCCAGAGCGACGAGAAGTCGCCGTAATCCATGTTCGAGTCCTGCGACATCGTCGGATCGTAGTTGTTCGCCCAGTACGATCCGCCGCCTCCGGACATGTCCGGATAGCCGGAGTCCGGCGTGGGGTAGTTGCCGCTGCCGTTGCGTCCGCCGCCGCCTCCGAAGAGGCTGTTCAGGAGACCTCCGAGACCGCCGCCGCCACCCTGCCCGTCCTGACCGTTGCCGAAGAGACCGCCCAAGATCCCGTTGCCGCCGCCGTTGCCGAAGAGCCCGGAGAGAAGCGCCGCGACACCGGAAGCTTGGCTGGTTCCGTAGTTTGGGTTGTGGCCGCCGGGGTTGGTGCGCAGAAGCGCCTGCGCGTTGCTCATGTTCTGCTGGTCGCCCTGCTGCATCGCGCCGATCTGACGCACCCAGTCCGCGTACTGCGAATTCAGGTCGTGCTGCTCCAGCTGCTGCGGCACCGCGCCCATGCCCATCAGGTTCTCGTAGTTGCCCATGCTCGCGTTGTTCAGCCCGATGGACTGCCCGACTCCCTGATTGCGCAGCGCCTCTTCGCGCGCGAGATTGCCGTACTCCAGATTGCCCATCGTCGTGTTGAAGTTGTTGTCGGACTGATTCTGGTAGCGCCCTTCCGCCGCCAGTCGCGCGCCGGAAAGAGCGTTGCCACCGGCCGACATCGCGGAAGCAATCTGCTGCCGGGCATCCGCATCCTGTTGACTCTTCGTTCCCTGCATCCCCTGCCGGATCTGCGTCAAGTAGGGGTCGGCCGAGCCCATGAAGCCGCCGTTCAAGAGCTGGTCGTTGTAGCTCTGGGCCGAGGACATCGGGTTGTTGCCGACGTAGTTCTGGGCCGCAGAGAGCCCTTGATTCTGAGCGCCGCTCATCGGCGCCGTGAAGTTGCCTTGGTACGAACTCATCCACGGGTACATCGGAGCGCCGGCCGTCTGGGCGCCGGTCGGATAGGGACTCGCCATCCCGTCACCACCGTCGTACTCGTAGCCGTCGAAGACGACGCCCTTCTGTCCGGCTCGCACGGCCGCCATCTGGCCCCGATGGTTCGCGGCGCCGAGCCCGGCGATCGCGGACGGAGGCTTGGCCGCGTGCGGAATCCGCGGAGGTGCCGGGGCGTGCAGATGCCCGACCTTGGTCCCGTCCGGCATTGGAGCCGACTCGCCGGGATAAGGCACGAGACCATCATGGTCGGTGATGTCCTCTGCGCGCTTCTGGATATCGTTAAGGTTCATCCCCTTCTGGCCCTCACGCTTCTGCTCGGCAGAAGGCGTGGGGACGGGCGTTGGGGTAGGCGGGGGCGCCGCCGGCTTAGGGCTTGACGGCACCGCCTGTGCCAGATGGAGAAGAGCCATGAGCTTCATCAGGAGACCGGGGTCCGCCCCGGCTCCGTCGAACCTGACCGAGCCGTCCATGCGGCCCATCCCACCGCCACCGACGAGGCTCTGCCCGCCGCCGGACGGAGCCGCCATGCCCATGCCGGGCCCCGCGCCGTCGTAGTTCCAGAAGTCCCGCCGGCCGCCGCCGGTGCGGACCGGGGGCGTCGGAGGGGTCGGACTGCCGCCTCCGGGTGGCGGCCCTCCACCGGGCGGCTGGTTGTCGTGGTCCCGGTGCCACTGCCAGTCGTAGCTCGAATTGACCGGACCGGGCGGCTTCTGCAGTCCCGCGGCCATGCTCTGCGGCGAGGGGGAAGGGGTCGCGCCCTGTGGCGAGATCCCCGATCCACCCGCACCAGCTCCGCCCCCAGCGCCACCGCCGGCGGTCGGGTAGGACGAGGTCGGTGTCCCGAAGGACTGGAAGCCGGGCTGGTATCCACCGCCGCCCAAGTAGTAGCCGCCGTAGCCGCCGACCCCGTAAGCCGGGCCGCTATAGGGCGCGTCGTACTGAACGCCGTCGTTCTGAATCAGCCCGCTGTACTGCGTGCCATCGTTCTGAATGAGGCCGCTGTATTGTGTGCCGTCATTCTGGATCAGGCCGCTGTACTCGACGCCATCGAAGCCCTTCGAGCTGCCGAGGTTGGCCGGGTTCGGAGCCGCCGGGGCCATGCCTCCGCCAGAAGGATCGTTGGGCTGCTCATTCGGCATCGGGGGATTCTGGAAGTTGGGGCTGCTCCAGAAACCGCCGCCGGCGCCGCCACCGCCCGGCATGGCCGCGGCGAGGCCGCTCTTGTCGCCGCCACCCATCGCGCCCCATCCGCCGGGCCCCATCATTCCGCCGCCGCCCATGCCGCCCATCCGCTTTTTGCGGATCTGGTCAAGCAGCATCTGGAGCGCGCCGCCCTGCCCACCCTGCGAAGGGTCCCCCTGCCCAGCGGGACCGGGAGGACCGCCGGGCATCGGGTTGGAGGGACCCATGTTCATGTCGTTCTGGCCGCCCATCGGCTGCTGCCCGCCCCAGCCGCGACCGGGGCCCATGCTGCGCCCCATGCCGGGGTTGTACATCCCGCCACCGCCGTAGCTCCCGCGGCCGTAGCCGCCGCCCCCGCCATACGGATCGAACCGGCCGCGGCCGCCGTACGGCATGTACGGGCTGCTCTGGCCGCCCTGCGGCGAGATTCCGTAGGGGTTGATCGACCGGCCGCCGATCTGGTTCATCATCCAGTTTCGGAGGGTGTCGTACCCCGCCGGCTCGTAGTTGCCCGTCTGATTGATCTGCGGCGAGTCGAAGAAGTTGGGCATTTTCTGGCCCTCCGAATGACGTGATTTGTCAGGCTATTCTAGCGCACGGTGATCAGGGTGACGTTGTTATTTCCGGGCGAAGCGGTGCCGAAATTCAGCGTGACGCTGCCCTTGGCCTTGGCCGAGAACCAGATGATTGTCTGCCAATCGGCCATCGCGGAGAGCGCGTAGAGCGTGTCCGAGTAGGGGAACGTGAAGGTGACGGCTTTCGTCACATTGCCGACAGTCGTTGTCAGCTGGAACTCTTGGAAGACGGTCTGCAGGGCGTTGGTCTGCTGGGCCAGCTGGAGGTAGTCCGCGAGCAGGAAGGAGCGGAACCAGTCCTCGGCCTCGGACGGGACGCTCGGGTAGGTCTTGGCCCGCTTGATCTGCTGGACCGACATCAGACCGCCTCGCTATCGGACGGGTAGATCACGGCGCCGGCCAGCTCGATCCACTGGCTGCCCGTGAGCACCAAACCCACGAAGGCGTCGTCCAGCGTGTTGCCGAGCTTCGCCCGGCCATCCACCAGCCCCGCGGCGTAGTTGAACGTCGTCGGCCCCTGCCGGAGATTCAGATGGTACGGGTCGGAACCGCCGTAGATCGACCACTGAAGATTGGCCGTCGTGACGCCCGCGGCCGCCCGACACCAGATCTCGAAGCCGCCAACACGGAAGCCGTTGTAGACCTGCCCGAGACTCTGAATCTGGCTGGCCCATATCCACGGGATCGCGGAGGTATTCGTGGTCTCCGCGTCGAGCTGCCCGACGTGGTAGACCTTCTGATCCGACGGATTCCAATACATGACGCCCATCGGCCGATAGGCGACACCACGCCCGAAGGTGCCCGACGCCGTCAGGTAGCCGGTTGCGTCGGCGGCCGTCGTCGCCCGGATGGCCCCGATCGCCGTCTGGTCCAGCTGCGCCCAGTTGCCGTTGCGCCGCATCAGGCCGCGACCATCTGACGAGTCGCGCCAGATCAGGCTGTCAGAGCCCTGATCCCACGAGAGCCAATAGGAGGATGCGCGATTCGGCATCGTCTCCGAGGGGAAGTCGTAGTTGTCCACCGCCTCGGAGATGATCTTGTGCGGCGGGGAGCCCTCGATCACGGCCAGCCCCTGCTCGCTCAGGTAGAAGACGGAACCCGCCGAGCGTGTCGCGTGGCGACCGAAGGCTAGGCCGGCGCCGCCGGGACCGATGCCGACGCTGTCGGGCGAGGCCACCGCCGGGACCGGGGCGTAGATGCCCGGCACCTCGGGCAGCCGGTAGAAGTTGAACTCCGGCACGATTCCCGTGGCCTGCACCAGCCACGCGCCGTTCTGGAAGAGAGCGATCAGCTGGTCTCCCAAGAACTCGAACGCCAGCCCCACGTCCTGCGTGTCCACCACGGTCGTGTTCAGATCCGGGAAGTCGCCCGTGGAGAAACCGGCGGTGCCGCCGGTCGGGAAGCCGGCCACGCTCCAGCTAATCGAGCCGCCCGCCATGTAGAGCAGGAAGCCCTTGTAATAGGCGAGGTCCACCGCGTTGACCTGCGCGGCCGCTGGCGTCGTCACCGGCGCCATAAAATGAGAAAGGCCGCCGACAGCGCATTCGATCGTCCCGTAATTCGTTGGCGTGGCCGAGAACCCCGCCCGCACGTCCCGCGTGTTCCCGACGTAGTAGTAGACCTCCGAGGAGCCCGAGAAGAAGTGAAGGACGCGCGAGCAGGAGCCGAAGCCCGTGCGGTGGATGTTGGCCAGAAGGCCGGCGCCCCCCGCACCCTGATACGCCGGGTACATCGTCCAGACCGAACCGCTGCCGCCGATAAGCCGGTGGAAGTAGTGGATGCCGGCCTGCTGGATCTCGACCAGATCCCCAACCTGCGGAGCGTTCTTGCAGGGCGTGTAGGCGTAGCCGGGCAACGTGGCCGCTGCGATGCTTCCGGAGAACGTCACCGTCTGGCTGCCGTTCACGGTCGTGGCCGTCACCGCGGTTGTGAAGGTCTCCTTCGCTCCGCCCCAGACGAGGTTGGTCGTCGCGTTGCGACACAGTTCCCCATTCACGTTGATCCGGCTGTTGGCCGTCAGGCCGTCCGCGAAGATCGAAACAGGGATGGCGTTGGCGATCACGTCGTAGAAGTTGGCTCCGCCGAGGTAGAGCGAGAAGGGACCGTCGAGGCCGGCCTTCCCGGCCACGTTAATGATCGGCCGCAGGACATCCCCGTTGGAGGTCATGTTGGTGATGCCGCCGACCTTGGTCGAGCCGTAGTAGTAGGCGCCGCCCTCGCCGCCGCTCATGTGAGCCGGCACCGCGGTGATCATCGAGCCCGCAGCCCAGAGCGGGATGTACGGGGTCGGATCGCCTTCGATCTGGAAGCGGCTGTACGGCTGGCCCTGACCGACGCCGCCGGCCTGACCGTACCCGGAAGACTGCTTCTTCATGCCGAGATCAGACCGCCGCGCACCTCGTAGCCCAGCGGATAATCCAGCCGGCGGAGCTGATTCTGCCGCTGGCCCATCGTCGCCGTCGCCAGCGTCTCCAGCGTCCGCAGCCGATCGAAATGGAACTCGGCCATGATGTCCAGCTCGTGCTGGTAGCGAGCCTCCCACATCTTGTAGTCGGCGTCCGATTTCAGATAGCTCGCCACCTCGCGCATCATCGCGAACTCGACCGTCTTGGGGTAGTCCGTGATCAGCCAGTTGACCGAATTGAAGAAGGTCTGAGCGACCGACACATTGCCCGGCGCTGCAGCGGTCAACGTCACCGTGGTGGCGTTGGGGAAGGCCGACCAGTTGGTGATCCAGTTGTCCGTCACCGCCGCGGACTGGACGTAGCCGGCGCCGCGGATCGAGACGCCCGTCGAGCCGCTGACGCCGAGCCCCTTGGCTGTCAAGTAGGGCGTCGAGGGGACGGTCAGCGAAGTCGAATTGTTGACCGTCCCCGTCGTCTCGATAACGGGCTGGAGGGTCTGGTAGCCCTCGAAGATCAGCGTGTAGTTGCCCGCGCTGGGTCCCGATCCGTCAGGAACCGGGAAGAGCTGGACGTTCGTCCCGAGGATGGAGAAGCCTACCGGCGGCCCCTGCGTGGATGCCGAGCCCTCGCCGTAGACCTGCCGCAGCTCGCGCGCCGCGTAGTCTTCCAGCACGTGCGGCGTGCCCGTCGAATCCAAGTAGTAGAGGTCAGTGATCGTCAGGATGCCAGCGGGGATCGCGTATGTCGCCGTGCCCTGCACCGTAACCTGCTGCGCGGTTCCGTAAGCGAGCGACCAGCGCCGGATGCGCTCGATCTCCTTGAAGCAGTTACCCGCGTACCGGACCAGCTGAAGACGAAGCGGCTCATCATGCGACGAGCCGCCAATCGCCCTCGCGTAGTACGCCTCAAGGTCCGAGACGAGGTCGAGGTAATCCCTCGCCATCTGACCTACTCCGTTCTGTGGGCCTTCGAAACCGTCCTGTGCTGGTTCAGCCGCCCCAAGGAACTGTAGGTCCGTCCGCAACAAGAGAACGTCCCGTCCTCATTGGCCGGGCTCACCTCATCGTCCGGAATCGCGGAGACCATGACTTCGCCGGAGGTCTCCTGCTCTTCGAGCCCGACACGCTGCGCGAACTCCACCGGGTGCGCGTTGTAGAGGTGCCGCATCCGATCGTCGCCGCCCTTGGCCCGGTAGGTTCCGCACAGCTCGCAGACCATCGGATCGGTCGCGATCGCGTCGGACATGTGCTTCTTCCACGCCGCGGTCGCCGTCTCCCTGTCGGAAGGAGCGTCCTTGACCTCGCCCGTCTTCGTCTGCCACTTGTGGCGAACGTCGGACAGGTCCTCCAGCGTGATCGGCTGGCCACCGATGTTCATCAGCTGCCGATTCTGAATGACGGCGTAGTTGCCCAGCCGCACATACGGCCAGTCCAGCCGCCAGTTGCCGACCAGCTTCGTCTCGTCCATCAGCTCCGCGTCGGGCCGCGTGTTCCACGTCAGCTTGCTCTTGCGGCCCCGCTTGTACTCGTCCTGATAGACGCGGCGCATCATCGCTTCGAGCGCCGTTACTTCCATCTTCACGTCGTCCACGCCCGGCTTGCCAGTCACCGCCTTGAGCGACTGGCCAAGCCGACCGTCCGCGATCTTCACTCCCAAGAAATCCATCAGAGCGCCACTCCCTCATTGACTCCGAGCACCCGGATGGTCGCCAGAGCGAGCTGGACCGTGATGGCTCCAGCACCGGATGTCGTCGTAACCAGCACCGACCACTTGTCTCCGACCGCATCGCCGGCCGCGAAGGTGTAGGCGGTGAAGGGCGCGTAGAACATCTGCGTGGCGTCGGCGGCGATGAACGGGACCGTGACAGTCCCGCCTGTCGCGGCCGAGACGCCGTTCTTGCGCAGCGTCAGGACGACGTTGTTGACGGTGATCGTCGTGACAACGGTCCAGAGAACTCCAACCGGTCGCCAAACGTCCGCGGTCGAATAGCCGGCGGAGAGTTTCGCGGTGGTCTGCAACGTGGGCACCAACGCCGAAGGGGCCGGGACCTTGATCGTCTCGTTGCCGGCGCTGGTCGTCAGCGAGGCGCTGACAGGCCCGTACCAAAAGTAGCCGTTGAACTGGTCCTGAGCGCCCATCTGGGTCTCTCCTTTTTTGTTTCGTCTTTTCGATCAGAGCGAGTCGGCCCGAACCTGATGCTCTTCGCCGCCATCCGTGTCGAAGCGCCACACCAGAGCGAATCCACCCTGATAGAAGCTCGCCTCGCGCCGGTCGCGGCCGAAGTCCACCGGGATGCCGTAGCGAAGATGCGGCGCCTGCGCGACCGCCTCGACCACGTTGTCCGCGCCGACGTAGTCGCCCTGCGCGAAGCCCGCGGTGTTGGTCCCTGCCGGCGAAGCCAGCGCGTTGTTCTCTTCCACGAAACGAACGCCGGCGTACCGGCCGATCTCAGAGCGGAACATCCGGTCCGGCTGCGCGTACTTGGAGACCTCCACGAACTCGGACGAATCCTTGATGCCGCGGGCATGGTCCGTGTGCGCGATGCACATGTAGTCGCCGTCCACCAGCGGCGGGATAGCGTTGGTCCGCATGAAGTCGGAGATGTCGCGGACGTGAGGAACGCCCATCGCCGCGCCGGCCGTCGCGCCCGCCGTGCCGCCCGTGGCGAAGGTCCCGGTCGAAGACGTGAGCGGCGTGTAGACCACGCGACCCAAGGAATAGGCCGCAAACGCGACCTTGTCCAGACCCTCGATCTGGTCCTGACGCAGCACCATCGCGACCATCTGGCCGATGGGGAACTGCGAGTAGGTGTCCAGCTTCTCTGTCCACGAGACGCTGTTGGCGAACTCGCCCGTGACCACCTGCGTCTGGACGATCGGGAAGTTGGACTCCGGAACCGGGTCCGACTCTCCGATGCCCGCCGTGTTGAGCGGCGTGCCCATGCGCCCGATCTTGTCGATCAGGAGCCGGTCCGACCGATGCTTCCCGTAACTCGTCAGGCCCAGAGCTGACTGGTGGAAGAACGTCGTCTTCGTCGCGCGCTGCCGAAGCGTGTAGTCGATCGAGGCTGATGCGGAGAAACCGCCGAAGCTGTTGACGCCCCAGACTTGAGACATAACCTCTCCTTGTTAGGCGGCTCCCCGCCGAGCCATGCGTTCTTTTCGTTCTGATGTCTCGCCCTGCACTTGGCGGATCTCCGAGAATTCCACCGGGACGCCCATCTTTTCCAAGTAGCCGTTCTTCATGTCCGAGTAGGCGAACAGCATCTCTTCCTCGGGAAGCTCTTCCTCGTGAAGCGTGTCGTCGGCCGCCTTGCCGTACAGCTTCTCGTAGAGAGACTTGCCAGCCGGCTTGGCCGGCGCCGCGAGAGGAACGCCGCCGCCATCCGCGCGAGAGACGCCTTCGAGGGTCGGGGCGTCGGACCCCGGCGCCTTTTCCTTGCGGTAGATCGCGACCGCGTCCCGAACCAAGGCGGGTCCGTCCAGATCAATGCCGCGGCCCTGCGCCCGGAACTGGGCCTTCGCCAGCGCAGCCGCAAAGCCTTCCTGATCCTGCTCGATATCCGGGTTGGCGGCCCGCAGGTTGTTGATCGCCATCTCGTTCTTTGTGGCTTCCAGCTTCTGATCGAACTCCTGCCGGGCTGCGGCGAATGCCCGGCCGGCTTCCTGCTGCGCCCGGCCGCGCAAGCCCGCATCGAGCAGGCGCGCATTCTCTTCGGGCTGGAGCGTCAGGCCCTTCTCTGCGAAGACGGCCAGAGGGTCCGGGCCAGCCGGGCGCGGAGGACCATTCATGCCGGGCCCGAAACGGGCCCGCATCTGCAGCTCGCGATTCTGCTCGGCCAGAAACCGGGCCGCGGTCTCCGCCTGCGCCGCGCGCATGTCGGCCTCGCTGAACGTCCGCTCCGCCGGCGCGGCGGGCTTGGCAGGGTCGCTAAGAAGGTTCGGCAAGCCGCTGCTCCTTTTCTAGAATGCGCTGCCCGGCCTCTTTCAGCGCCTGAGCATCCCGCGCAGACTCCAGCCTCGCCTCATGCTCCGTCAGCTCTTTGAGCCGATGCGCCGCGGCGTAGTAGCCGCGCACGAAGTCTGAATTCAGCGCCTCGTTGGTCATGTTCTGGTCGGCCTGCTCGTGCAATTCCTCGCAGGCGGACATCACCCACTTCGGGGTCCCGACCGGATATTTACTCTCCATTGTCGGTGTAGTCCCCAACGTCGGGCACGTTGTCGTCTTCCGCGTCCTGAGAGGCGGCCTTGTTGCCGAACTGGACGCTCTTGTACGCCGAGACTCGCGAATTCTCGTTCTTCTCTTGGAATGTGCCGAATCGTCCGGTGCGCATCGCGCCAGTGACCTCTTTCTTGTTGTCGAGGTTGTCCGCGAGCGCACGCGATGGAATCTCCGCAGGAAGATCGTCCGGGTCGCAGGAAGTGAATCCGCGGACGCAGGCGTCCTTGGAAGCGTCCGGATCGAATCCGGACATCTACTTTCCCTGCCCCTTCACCGCGGGCCCGAGGTCCGGCGTCTCGCTGTCCCATACCTTCGCCTGCAGCTTGTAGGCGGAGGCGCTGGTCCCGTCGTTGCCCATGCTCCACGCACCGTTGGAGCCGGTCGAGCCGATGTCGTCGTTGGACGTTGCCGGCTTGAACTTCGAGTAGTCCACCTTGGTAAACCCGACCATGCCCAGCTCGCCAGTGGACGGCGAATTGTCGGTGTTGGAGTCGGGAGCGTTGGAGTCTTTACGCGCGGTCGGGAGCGACATCGCTGCCTCCTGTCAGTTTTTCAGATGTTCTCGGCATCAGGGTACGCTTTTCTGTCACCGTTGCAAGCAGTTTTCGTCAGTCCTCGGGGTTTTCTACCGGGGAAGGGTTCATCGGCACGAAGACGTGCGAGGGTTTCACGTGCGTCCCGGCAGGGACCATGACCCCCACGTCAGCCACCATATCGTCCATTTTCAGCCCGGCAGCGGGCGTCCGGTCGAATTTCACGATCGCGCCGACGTAGGGAACGATCCACGGCTTGAACCGGCTGCCCTTGGTTCGGAAGATCAGCGGCACCCCCATCTTCCGGGCGCCCAGACCGCGGTACTGGTTGGCGATTTCCACCCCCAGCCAGCGGTAGAAATTGTCCACCCCGGTGTCGTCGGGCTTGATTTTCGTGGCGTTGGCGATCCGCTTATTCGATGGGGGCGGCCGATCCGTCCGAATGCAGACGGCGAAATGCAGCTCCGGCGGCCCTTGCACGTGGGCGTCGATGTTGTGGTCGATCTCGCAAACGGACGGGATGAACTTCTCGAAGGCCCACGTCTCGATCTGATCGACCAGCTGGAGAGCCTTTAAGAACTTCGGCCGCACCCAGTTGGGCGTCTCCGGGTTCTCTTCGGGCAGATCGTCGTACCGCGGCGGGGGCGGAGCGTCCAGCCCCAGCTCGGCGGCCAGCTCGGCGGCGCGTTGCGGCGTCATTTCCGCTTCTTGACCGCCGCACGCGAAACCCGCGAGGTGCGGGCGCGGGTCGGTGCGGGCGGCGCGGCGTCGGGTTCAAGGGTGGCCGGCGTCGTCGGGACCGCCTGCGTTTGGCAGGCCGAATAGGAGCACTCGTCCTCGATCAAGATCCAGTGCGGCGCCTTCTCCAGATCGAGGCTGTGGCTCTCATCCGTGTGCGCGTCGGTCGCGTCTACCGCCCCGACCAAACGGATGCGGTCCAAAGCCTCCGCAACGCTATCGGCAAGCACCACCGCCCGAATCGGGGCTCCGCTGTGCAGCCTCTTGATCCCCCAGACCTTGTAGACCTTGATCATGAGATCACCCCCAAATGATGGCACTTGACACGTGTGATATGATGATAATCAGGAGGTAGGCCATGAACGGAAACACGGATCAACCCTCGGGTCAGATGCCGGATCATTACGATCGCTCCCTCGGCTCTCTTCACGATCTGCCGGACGTTATCAGGACCAGCCCTTCCATCACTCAGACGATCCCGCTGATGGGCGTCGGGGGAGCTAGGACCTTCATCGTCCGGACGTTCCGCCAGAGCGAGAGGGGAGACACGATCTTCTTGGAAATGACCGGCGCCGGAGAGCACGTGAGACTGGTGATCCCGCCGCAGGTCGCCAACGTGATCGCGAGACAGCGGGACGCGCTCACGGCGAAGTCGCGGAGCAGGCACGGCAAGGAGGTCGCCCAGAGCCTGAAGGAGCGAGGGATCAAGCCGGGCTTCATGCTGAAGAAGAAGGAGGCGGGGCGATGAGCCCCGCCCTTCATTTCGTCTACGACGACGGCGGCCGGAAGGCCGCCGGCTTCAAGGGCACCACTGGAGACTGCGTGTGTCGAGCCATCGCGATCGCTACGCAGCGTCCCTACACCGAGGTCTACAACGAGCTGAACGAAGTGTCGAAAAAGGAGCGCGTGCCGCGTCGGGCACGTTCCCGGTCCTCCGCCCGGACCGGGATGCACAAGAAGACGACGCGAGCCTATCTGACCGAACTCGGGTGGAAGTGGACCCCGACCATGTTCATCGGCCAAGGAACGAAGGTCCACCTGAAGGCCGGCGAGCTGCCCAACAAACCGCTGATCGTCCAGCTCTCGAAGCACATGGTCGCCGTGATCTACGGCGCGATCCACGATCTCAGCAACCCGTCGCGCGGCGGTACCCGCTGCGTCTACGGCTACTGGAGCAAACCATGAAGACGTTCCTGATTCGAGGGATCGACCCCGACCTCTGGGCGAAGGTGAAGGTGCGGGCGGCGCGAGACCGACAGACCATCCGGGCGGTGGTCCTGCGGCTGCTCCGTCTCTACGTGGCCGGGCGGGTCTGATCATCCCTGCGGCGGTCGGCGGGCCTGCGCTGCCAGAGCCTGCCGGCCGTTGTGGGGGTTCTGCCCGGCCATCTGTTGACCGGGCATTCCGGGCACGCCCTCCTGCCCCGGCTGCGGTGCGCCGCCCGGTGCTTCGCCCTGCGGCTGCGGGTTCTGGATCTGGTTCAACATCGCGGTCTGCTGCGCCTGCAGCATCGCGTCGGCCTCCGGAAGCACCGCCTCCTGACCGAACTCGAACGCCTGCAGGATCTGCCGCAGCTCCCACCGCTTATCCAAGAGCATCGCCAGAGATTGATCGTTCTGGATCATGGCCAAGAAGGACTGGAGGCTGGAGAGCAGGTTCTGCCGCGTGACCTCGCGCGTGACGCCGTTGACCTCGAACTCCGTATCCAGCCGCATCGCGTTCCACCGCTCCGCGGCGCTCATGTTGGAGAGCGACGACACCGCCTGCTGATCCTCGGGCGAATCCGACAAGAGATCCATCAGCCCCGGATCGTTGAAGTCCTCCTCGAACTGCATCGTGAGCTGGTAGATCCGATTGACCAGCGGGGTCAGCGCCGTCTTCTCGATGTACTGCGCGGCGTCGTTGAAATTCTGCTGCGCTGCGGAGGTCCGCGCCTGAACCTCTTCCTTCGTCTTCCGGTTGGTGGTCAGCGTCTGGCCGGAGGCGAACTCGTTGTTCTGGGCGAACATCTGGAAAGCCGTCTGGAGAAGCTGGTACGCCTGCAGCTCCCACTCGTTCGGGGGCTCGAAGCCCTCGACGCGGCGGAAGATCTGCCGATCAGGCCCGCCCTTCTTCCTCCAGATCTTCCCCGGCACGATCCGCGGGTGGTCCCCCATGATCTCTTCGGGGTTGCGCATCGCGGTGTCGTCCGCCTCCAGCATCGAGACGGAGAGATGGATCTTGTCGATGATGGCCTGCAGCACCCGGTCCATCTCCGCCTGCAGCTTGACCGTCTGGCCAAGCAGGCCGTAGCCGTAGAGCTGGTGGGGCAGCACCTTCGCCCGGATGAAGATGTAGGGGTTGGAGCGGTGGTAGAAGGGGTTCCTCTGGGGCATCCGCACGCACCACTGCTTGTTCACGAAGGTCGCGAAGACGTTGGTGTAGAGCGTGACGCCGTTGGCCGGATCGACCAGATCACCCCAGAACTCGTACACGTCCACGGTCTGATCCCCGACCGCGTTGTAGACCTCGTTGCGAATGATCGCCGCCTGCGTATCCAGCCGCTGATCGCGCGCGCCCGCGGTACACATCCGCACAACGTCGGGGTCGTAGATCGCCTTGCGCAAGATCGTCTTGCCGTCGCTGGCGTACTGATCCTTCGCCATCGCCCACACGTCGGAGAGCGAGCGGCGGATGCGCTGGATCACCCAGCGATTCAAGCCCGAGGGATCGAGCCAGAAGTCGGTCGGGACCAGAGACTCCAGCCGAAGCCTCTTGGCTTCCACCCTCTTGTCCACGAAGTCCCACCGGCCGCCCATGTCGATCTTCGTCCCCAGAAGATCCGCCGAAGGATTCGGCGTCCACTCGGTATCCGTGACGGTATCGACCTCGGACGCGATGTGGATCTTGATGATCCCGTTGCCGCAGATCATCGCGTCCTTGACCGCCTGATTCACGGGATCTTCGGCCATCGCCTTGTCGAATTGCCAGAGGACGATCTTCTTGGCCCGCTCGGCCCGGCGATCCGTCATGCGCGAGCGCGAGCGCGTAGAGAACCAGTCCTCGGAATTGAACATGACCGAGCAGATGCGCGAGGCTGCCAGATCGACCGCCTGCGCCGACATCGGCACATGCACCTGAGACTGCCACGGCGCCTTGCCGGAGTCTTCCGTCATGCCGTGGTACTGCTGGTAGTTGGGAATCCACAACGCCTCGACCGGGACGCGGTAGCGGTCCGCGAGCTGGAAGTTGCTCTGGAAGATCGCCGTGATGTTCTCGCGCCGCCGCGCGCCGGCCAGATCGCCCGGCTGGTCGAAGGTGGCGCCTTGCCCGCGTTCGGGCATCGCGCGCGGGCCGCGGACCGAAACGTCTTGCGGGGTGTCGGTGGAGAATCTCTCGGGCTGGGCCATCGGTTCAGCCTCTCTTCACGCGGGCGATCGCCTGCTCTCGCGTCAGGCGCATCAGCCGGTAGGTCCCGCCGCCTTGCTCCGTCACCTGATAGTGCGGATAGAGCGCGGAGGACATGACGGAGAAGGGATCGGGGTGGCAGTCGGAGCAGAAGAAGCGCGCGGTCATAAGCGTGTTGCCCTGCTTGGCGTAGGGCAGCATGTCCAAGATCTGCGCGCCCGCGGAAGGTTTCGGGCAGCTGTAGCAGAGAGGAATCCTCTCCGCCGGCGTTCGGATGCCGGACAGTTCCGAGAAGTGCTCGGGCTTGGTCTCGCGCGAGATGGGCTCTACCATTTGCCGATCGCCCCTACTCTACGCCCGGAACCGTAGCCCGTATAGCTTTCCTGCATCCCGTCCTCGACCACCTGCTGCGCGATGTAGCGCAGGCAGTCGGAGGTCGCCGCGTAATGGCCGCCCTTCTGGGGTGGCGCGTTCAACTTGTCTTCAGGGTAGGAATAGGAGCCCTTGAGCGCCGAGGTCGTGGTGGTGCAGCTGATGTCCACGGCGAACCGCGGCACGAGGCCGCCGCGCTCCTTGACCGTCTTGGTCATGAGCGAGCGCACGACGTTCAAGCCCGACTCGATGGACGCCTTGCGGGTGTAGACGGCGGTGCCGAGACGTTCTTCGAGGATTTCGAGGTCGCGCATGGACGAGGTGGACTGGACCGCTTCACCGGCCGCATCGGCGTAGTCCACGTAGAACTCGGGCGCACGCCGCGGGAACTCGTTTGCCTGAAGAGCCAGCGCCAGATCCACGAGCCCATCGGTCGAGACGTTCTTGGGGCATAGCTCGCGAAGCACCAACAGACGGCCAGACCGAGTCCACTGGCACCAGAGGACGGCAGGGGCGCGGTATCCGAAGTCCCACCCCCGCATGATCCGCAGACTCGGGTCTTCAGCGATCTCAGCCACGTGCTTGACGGGATCGAACGAATCTCCATAGACGGCTCTCCCTTCTACTTCGATTCCGATCTCGCCCTTGATGAACACGTCGATCCACGCCGGGTTGTCCTTGTTCTGCTCGATCTGGCTCTCGATATAGCCCTCGGGAAGATGCTCGGTGTTGTCCGCGGACCGGCTCTTGATGTAGACCCAGTCAGGGTTCTCTGCGTGCGGCCGCTGCAGCGCGGGCGCGTCCACGTCCCACGCCTTCTTGATGAAATCTTCCACGATCCAGTGGCCGCGGGACACACCGCGCGCGTCGAAGAGCCCGCGGTAATACGGCTGCCCGTTGACCTGCCCGGCCGGGTGGCGCAGACGAGCATTCAGCGTCTTGAAGATCGAGCCCGTGACCTCCTGCGCCTCCTGCACGAAGTAGTGGGTGATCTCCATCGAGCCGATGCGCTCGGGGTTGTCCGAGGGGATCACGTGCGCCTCGTGCCCGTTGGGGAAGAGGAAGAGGTTGTCGGTGGCCACCCACTTCGCATGGCCGCCGGGCAGCAACAGCCGCTTCAAATCCGCCAGCACCGACAGCTCGACGCGCCCCTGAGCCGATTTCCGGGTAGCGACCGATCTCCCACCGGGGAACCGATGGCACAATTCGATGAATTCCTGCTCGCAGGCGGTCGATTTCCCGCCTCCCAGAGCCCCGATATAGCCCTTCACGAGCCACCCGGAGACGGCTGGAATCTGGTGAAAAAGCTGCTGCCGGGCCGTGGGGACGTAGGTCTCGTACGGGCCCATCGCCCCCCGGAACTTCACGGCAACTTCTCGATCGGAGGCAGCGCCGGGATCTCCCGCGGAGGCTGCACGGGCGCCTCACGGGGCGCCGGCGGATCCTCGACGGTCCGGAAACCCGCGTCGATCATGGACGCCTGCGTGGAAAACCGCCCTCGTTTGTCACTCTCCGGAGCAATTTTCGTCACACTCACCGTCTCTTCGGCGGCAATCCGGCGCGGCATGATCTGCGGCTCGGGAAGAAGGTCGCGTCGTATGGGGCCCGGCAAGGCGTTGGGCCGGTCGGGTGGTGGCGGCAGGCCCAGATGCGAGATGAAATTGCCGCCGAAGGACAGGTTGACCAGCGGCCCGGTGGACTTGGGCAGCACGATGTCCAAGATCTTCGCCGCGGCGCTGTACTTGGCGCGTTCATCCCGCCCGTTCTTGGCCAGCGCCTTGAGCGTTCGCACAGCGAGGCGCGCGCCTTGCAACGTCTCTTCCTCGGCTTCGAGCGCGATTTCTTCCCGAATCTGAGCGAGGTACTGGCGACGAGCCTCCAGCTGCTCCTTGGTCATGGGGATACGGCGATGCTTGTTCGGCTTGGACGGATCAGCCGTCGTGGCAACGCTTTCCGCTTGCTGGTTCTCGGCCATCGGGTTTACATTCGAGTCTAACAGAAAGGGAGGAAAACCGATGGCCATCGACACCGCGAGGAAATTCTTCTTCGCCATCAACGAAGCAACCCGCATCGAGGGGATCGCGGACCCATCCGAGGACGCGATCGAATTCTTGGAGATCATGTCGGAGAACATCTTCCGGGCGCTGGACACGTCCGGCGCGACCGGCCGGCAGCGAGACAACATGATCTTCTGGGAGGGGATGCTGAAGGGCGTCCAGCTGCGACTCTCCAAGGATCGGATGAAGGAAGTGCAACAGAATGCGGAAATCAGCCGCATCCTGCAGGCGCCGACCACAACGAACCACTGATGGAGGTGGCCCACGAAAATAGAAATTCACAACCACAACCACTTCGACCACGAAATTCGGGAGATTTTAATTCGGATCTTAAAAGGACAGGAGAAAATCATGGCAGATGTCACCGCCATCAAGGCTCAGGTCGCGGCTCTCCAAGCTCAGGCCACGGCACTCGATACCGCCATCACCGAGGGGAAGGCCGCCCTAGAAGCAGAAATTCAGCGCGTCGAGGCGCTGATCGCCGCCGGCTCCGTCTCTCCCGCGGATCTTCAGGAAATCGCTGACGGCTTGACCGCCGCCTCTACGACGCTCGCTCAGGGTCAGACCGACGCCGCGGCGATCAAGACCGAGGCGGACGCCGAGCGCCCGTAGCCTGTGACGAATCCGTTCGCGAATCTGCACCCCTCGTTTCTGTGTCCCGGTCGGTATCCCCGTGCTGCCCATGAGCACGGGGAGCTGACCGATCATCGGCAGGTGGATCGCTTCTGCACCGCGTGCCTGACGTTCCCCAACCCCAACGCCACGAACTCGGCCAAGGTCGGGGACGGCGTCAGCGTTCAGATCCCGACCACCGCGTCGCTCTCGCTCATCTGTCCGGAGCACGGGCCGCAGCAAAGCGCATCGCGCGCGCAGCTGCTCTGTCCGTCCTGCATGGACCAGATGGTCGAAGACAACCACGCAACCGCGGAAGAAGAAGCCAACGACAGGGAGGAGGAAGACGAATGCCCATCCTTGATAACGCATCGGATGATTTCGCCCCCCGGCTCGGCCTACCCCCCGAGAGAATCGCGACCGCTCTCGAACGCATCGCCTCTGCCCTTGAACGCGCCAACGAACTTGCCGAGCCCGCCCACGAGATCAACGCCTTCAACGTCAAGCAGCTCCGAGCCGCAGCCGGTGGAGGGATCGTCCCCGGAACCCTCATCCCCGGACCGGGTAACGGAGGAGGTCGCCGTCACTAAGGAGGAACCATGCTCCAGCTCTTGATCTGGCTCGTCGTCTTCGGATTCATTCTCTGGCTCGTCAGCCTGATCCCGATGGACCCCACCGTGAAGAAGATCGTCTTCGGGGTCGCGATTCTGATCCTCGTGCTCTTCCTGCTTCAGAGCTTCGGCGTGCTCGCGCTGCCGACACCGCATCCCGTCTTACGTTAGAGGAAAAGGGCGGGGGCGTTGCAGCGCCCCCTGTTCGGTGAGGATCAAGCCATTTGGCGCGAAGGCGCCGGGAAGGTGGGTCCGACCCTAAGCGATATCCCCAAAATAGAAGTCGTAGGAGATCGTGTCTCCGGCCGCCGTCCCGATGATCCGAAACGCCGCGATCAGCGCCTCGCCTCGAATCGGGATCGTCACCGGCTGGGTAGCGGTCGGCGCCGGGCCCAAGAGCCCCACCGCCGCGGTCGGCGCCGTGGTCGAATAGGAATAGCGAAAGGTCGCCGCCCCCTCCACCGAAATCACAACGGTCAGGATGCCCGCCTTGGGCGTGCGCTGCGCCGTGGTCGGAACCACGATGGATTGGACCGTGTCGATCACGACCGCGCGCCCGCCGGGAAACGCGCAGGGCTTGGCGCCTACCTCTTCGGTGGGTGTCATTGACTTGCTCCTATCGTAGCACGGCTAGACGATCGTCCACTCGTACCAGTTGTCGTACGCAGCCACCGCCCCGTTGTCGATGTAGACCACGTAGAACTCGCCGGGGTTGACCGTGTAATTCACCGTCCGCACGTCCGTCGTCGTCGAGGACATGAACGCCGGCACCGGATCAATCGTCGTGAAAAACGGACCAGCCATCGAACCCGTCCCGGCCAGCGTCGGCCGCATCTTCACCAAGATGCTGCTCGTCGTCCCCGTCGTATGGAGACCGCAGATCCCGTAGATCGCCCCGGCCTGATTGTTGTAGTACGCCACCTGATTGTTGTTGACCAACCGGATCAACAGCCCCGGCCCGATGCTCGCTGAGCGCGTCACCACAAACCCGTTCAACGTGTACTCGTGCCAATGCAGCAACGTCGCCGTCGTCGCCGTCACTTGGTAGTAATGCCCCGCCAACACGGGTACCATCGCCGTCATGTTCAGCCCGCCGGAGGTCTTGCTCGACCACACCTGCGTTGCCGGCGTCGGAGACGCGTCCGTCAAAAACTGCGCCGTCCCAGCCGTCCCAAACTGCACCGCCACCCACAACGCCGACCCCGTCAGATTCTGGTACACCGTCGAAAGCGCCTTGCTCCCCACGATGTCCCCGGAATCCGTGATCGAACCCTTCGTCAACGTCAGCTCGATCCAGTTGGAAACCGTCGCAATCCCGGCCGAAGGCACTCGGTAGAAATCCCCAGCCTTCACCCAGAACTCAAGGTACATCCCGTTCGCATTGGGCGCCGACACCGACGAGACCACCGTCGTCGGAGGCGTGCTCCCATCACTCAACGCCTGCACCGTCGTCGTCCCCGTCTGCGTATAACTGACGAACACCAGCATGTCCTTGCCAGACGTGTTCTGGTAGTTCGTGTTCACCACCTTCAACCCCGTCTGGTTCGACTCCACCCAAATCGGCGGCGGCAACGCACTCCCACTACTGGGAGAAGCGTTCTGGATGATGTCGAAATCGTACCCCGCTCGGCCGCCTGCCATCCTCCGCTGATTCTACCTCACCGCCGGCTCAGATGTTCCACGTGGAACGCTCGCCTCCTTCCACGCGCGCAGGGCGGCGATCAGATGCTCGACGGCCCGCGCGTTCGCCTGCTGGCTGTAGTCCAGAGTTCCCCACTCGTTGCGCATCCGCGCCAAGTCTGCCGCGGTGGTTTCGGACTCGGCGTACGCCTCCGCCGCCTCGGCCACGGCGCGGAGGGCTTGAAGTTCCTCGATGCCGACTAACGCCTGCGTGGCCGGCCCGCACGCTGAGCCGTCGCGGTCGGACGTGTGCTTATTCACTCCACCACCTCGCGGACGCGGATGGCCTTTTCGTGACAGGCGTGCGGCAGATGCCCGCGAACGAGACGCCCTTGAACGCTGGCGACACCGCAACCCGGACAGACCAGCCACTCCCTCGGAGCCCGCTGCACCACCTGCCAGTCGTCGGCGGTCAGGCCCGCGTAGTTCAGGTATCCGACCGTCCCCCCCAAGCCGTCCTTCCAAACGCTGACGGGGTCCATATTCCCGATCCTGTAGATCTGCCCCCCGATCCCCGCCGCCTTCACCGCCTCACTCAACATCATCTCGGCCCACCTCCACCATTTACTCTCCCACCAATATTCAATAATTCAAAATGAATTATTCAGAGAGAGAAAAACCTTTCGAGGCTCAAGATCCTGCTGGGGATTACTGGCGATAAATCGTCGCTGCGGCGGCGACCGACCCCCCCGCGTCAGTAGTCCCTTGTCCTCGTCTCTCCCTGCAGCCCCACTGACTCTTACAGGGACAGGTAAGGGACTCTCTTACTGGATAGCCACTAGGGGTTGTGGTATTGGCGAAAGGGGCGGATGGCGACGGCGTAACCCGTTGACCTGTCTACAGCGTCCGATAATGTGTAGAGTGTTAAATCGCGCGGGGTCGGAACTGTCCGGGCGTGCAACCGTAGGACCATTCCTCCGCCGTGTAGCAAGCCGGACGGCCGGCGAGATCGCGCGGCGAGTGAACTACTCCCAAACCTCTCCCGTTCCCGTTGTCGGTTGCCGGCTGGCTGGGCTGGTCGGCGGCTGGGATGGGCTGGGCGGGTGTCTTAGTCCTTCGCTTCGGGTGTCCGAGCCCTGCAGTCTGACCTAGCCGTCGCGCGTCTTCGTGAGGCAGTCCGGCTGATCGAGCTTGCGTGTAGGCGTCGAGATAGGCAGAGCGGTTCATTTGTTCTCTGTCTCTCTGTCCCTCTCTCAATAGTCACCTTCCATTCGTCTGTTTCAGTGAGTGAGGGAGAATGTTTTTTGCCTCTCTCTGACTCTTCGGAGCTGTGCCTTAAGCCCATCTGTGACTATAGGCGGCCGCGAGCCCTTGTCAAGAGAGCAACATCTATGCCGTTGATTATATTACATTCCTGAACAGAATCAGCAGAGTACCTGTGGAAATCTGTGGAAGCTGTGGAAATCCCTATACTAAGTCCTTTGGATAGTAAGCGTTTCTAACAAATATGAGAAAGGTGTTGACACTGCCTGTGGGCTTATTAGATATTGTATCTAACCCTCACGGGCCAACGTGAGAGAAGGGAGGACGAACCGACGACGATCTCTTACACGGACGCGCAAGCGGCATTAAGCCAACCGGGAATAGGGCAACTCGCCACCCACCCGGACTTGCGCAAGAGTCTAAGAAGCGAATAGGCCCCTTTCTCTCTCCCTTCTGAAAAGCTTCTCCGTTTCGGGCCAACGAAATCGGAGAAGAACATGAGCGACGATATTGAGATTTTCGGGCGTGTCGGTCTCGAAGGTGCGGCGGCTGGTGCTGATAAGACGGCTGCGCGATTTGTCGAGGCAACACACGGCGGCCGCGTTACCGCGTGGCATGGTCTCGGAAAGCAACTGCAGGGCGATTCTCTTACCTTCTCGGATTTAATGTCCAATGGGATCAATTATCGGGTGGCGTTCTCGGATTCGCTTCAAGCGAACGGCCGGCCGATTGATTTCGCACGGGCGATTATTCGGGAAGACACCGGGAATCCTCTGGCGATCGTTGGCAACCGGTATGAGATCACGCAACACACGGATTTCTTCCGGGATGTTGACGTTGCTCTGGGCGGTGCGAAATTCGAAACGGCCGGCGTTCTTCGGAACGGTCGTGAGGTTTTCGCTCTGGTACAGGCTGGGCAGTTCAAGGTCAAAGGGAAGGATCTGACGGAGAACTACGTGTTCTTTCGGACTTCCTACGACGGGACCAGCCCTACCAAGGCCAAGGCGGTAAACACGCGCGTGGTCTGCAGCAATACGACGAAGATCGCGCTGCGCGAAACCGGTACCAGTTTCGATTATTCCTTCCGGCATACCAAAGCGTCCGCGGATCGGATCAAGGAC